GCTTATGTTTCACTTAGTGAGTGTTTAGAAATGGTCGGTATGTATATACTATATACTAGGGCCTGCTAGGACTAAACATGGCGGAAACACCTACCAACATATGCGCAATCTGCGAGGATGAAGAAATAAATATGACCTTTTCACATTATTTTTGTAGAAAGTGTTGCCAATTGAGGAGAGAAGAAGCATGAAAATACAAAAGATGGTTTCACTTGATGAAAAGACAGCAAAGATTGCGTCTGAAATAAATAACTTTAGCAAATGGGTTCGTGATGGACTCCATGCTCAAAGCATGGGCACTGATTTAGCATCCGAATACGCACTTCGTTTGAGATGGGTGGGTGTTGCGAGACATCTAGCCGCTACTCTAGCAGAATATGCCAATACAATTAATGAAGAAGGATTAGATGGAGCAGGCATCATCATGACTAATGCAGATGAATTAATATCACAAGCAATGCAACAAACAAGATTGGAGGACTTTGTATGAGCGAATTAAATACAGGCATTATTAGATTCCTTGAGCAAATGACTAAGAATGAATTAATTCTAATGGTTGTAAAACTGCATAATGCAAATCTTGCAGTCAAAGCCGTTCTTAGTGATATGACTTGGCTTGAAGTAAATCAAGATTGAGAAGTCTCTTTGATGATGCTAATAATTGCTTCATCATCTGTCAATTCATACACTTGCATTTCAATCAAGTAATTGTAAAGACCAGCAGGTGTATCTTTCAAAGTAATAAACATATCACGATTAATAATGTGGTCGGGGTCAAGGAATGAATTGATTACATTTGCAGTTCCGTTTCCGATCGCCCAACCGAATTGACGATTGTCTGCCGCATCCATATCTGTTCCAGTTGGAATTGTCTCGTAACTTAGAATTGAAATAAATTCGTTGGTTGGATCCACAGACCAAACTTGGAATTTGGTAATCCTCAATCCGTAATTAATTAGACCATCTGCGGCAATTAAATTTCTGCGGGCAACGGTTGCTCCACCAATAACTTCTAATTGACCTCTAAGAGTTCTCGTGCGTCTTGCTTTCATCTCATCAACCTCTTTGTTTCCTTGTGCGCGGCCTTCATACATTTAGCAGAATTGCAACCTTTTTTGAATTCTCCATTCTTTTTAGTCATCTTTGCTTTCTGTCGCTTGAATGCTTTTCCGAATGCTTTGTTGTATGCGGACACTGCTTTCTTTCCTTTCTTCTTCTTAGTGACCATGTCAGCCGTTCCTGTGGCAACACCTTCAACAAATCCCTGCAATACAGGGGCAGGAAGTCCAGCCTGTTTCGCAGTGCCCTCAAGAAGAGTATCACCGAGAGCATAGAGCAGGCGAGCCATTTGAGCATTAGTTGCCAATTAAACCAACCTCATTGTTGGCTCAAAGCAAGTGCCATGCTAGCGGATGCAGTCATTGTCTCAACTGTGCATTCCAAAACTACGGATAGATCACAAGTGTCTCTGAAAGTTGCAGAGGATTGTCCAGCAAGTTGAATTGATTCAACAGCAATCAGATATCCGTTCTCCCACTTCTGAGGTGAAACATCTATGTTGTCACTAACGAAGGTAACTCGGTTTGCGACCAATCCATTATTTGCTGCTACTAATGCACCAGATGAAATTAGAGTGCGGTTATCAGCATCAACCATAGCGGTTTGGTTCTGAGTTGTGATTTGCCATGAAGTAATTCCGTCACTTGTTACCGCCGCCATAGCAGGTGTTACATTAGCGCCGTATGTGTATTGAACGGATACATTGTGAATCCGTAGCACTGTCTTACCTAGTGCATCTACGAATGAACCTAGATCGATGTTTTCAGTTGTAAATCCACCAGAGCCGCCTGTTAAGCCGCTTAGTTTTGCTCGTATGAAGAATGAATCGCTTCTCGCCATATTAGGACATGGGGCTCGGCGGTGTATAAAGTAAACCTAGTGTTTTCCTTACACCGGATTCTATCTTCTTTACCTCAGACAGCACCACCACCCCACCCACCTCCACATTATTTTACCACCTACTTAAGGGGGTAAGTATCCTTTTTACACTAGTGCTTATGTTTCACTTAGTGAGTGTTTAGAAATGGT